TTGCGCTGGGGCCTGCGCGTTGATATACCGGTAAGCGTTCGGGTCGCGTTCGACTTCATCCGTGCGGCTCTCGCCGGCGAGATTCACGACTACATCGGGATCGAGTTTACACAGCGCATCGCTCGTTGCCTTCGTCTCGTCCAAGTCGATTCCGATATGCGTAGCATCGGCTGCGCGGCGCGCCCAAATCGGCGTGATGCCAATCGGGGTACAGAGGCGGAGATGCTGGCCGATAATGCCGGATGCGCCGAGGATGAGGACTGTCATTAAAATAGTCTCCCCATCTCATTCGCAAATACGTATTGGTCGCGGCGATTTTTTCTTGTATTGCATGAGGCGCACAACAGTTGAATATTGTCAGGCCAGTTACTACCACCTTCTAGGACATCACAAGTCAAAGGCGTCCCTAAAGGGGTTTTCCCCAATTGGTCATGTTCCATTTCGATTCAAACAACCGCATGTTATAGTCTAACGGTCGCGGGCCGCTACTTCTAAATGTAGATGGTAGAACACCATGCTCAACTATACATCCGTCGAATATGCCAAGCCTGAACCATGCCAGTCGAGCGCGCAGGCACATATCATCGTCATCGAATCCATAGTCTGTGAAGCGCTCATCAAGCATACCAACTTCATTAAAGACCCGCCGCGTGATGTAGGCCGCAATAAAGCATACTGTACGATCTTCCTCTCTAATACTCTCTGCGTTTTGCGGCTCCTGCCGTGTATTCCCAACCGCTCCGGTGATTGCCGCCGATACGATGCCGTACTCAGGATTCGCCGTGACGATCTGCGAGAGGCGAGTGAAGCCGTAGGGAGTCAGGAGGCGGGTGTCGTCGTTCAAGAGGATCACGCTGCTTTCGTCGGCGTGCATTACACCGAGGTTCGCGTTACGCGCGAAGTTGAATGGTTTCGCGCCAGTGACCCACCGCACGCCGGGCAACTCAGACTCTGCCTCATTCCGCGCCCCGTCATCCACCACGATGATGCGCTCGCGCGCCAGTACTGGTTCCATCTCAAGGATCGAGCGCACGCACGGCACGAGGTTGCCTGCGTCTTTACTGAGGATGACGACGGAGTAGTTCACTTCACCGCCGCCAGTACGATCTTGAGTTTATGAACCGACATTGCCGTTTCGCCGTTTGCCTTGACATACCCGCCGTACCACTGGCCGTGGTCATCGCAACTTATCACGGAGAAGCCGCCGCGCAGGCCGAGCGAGAGTTTGAATCGCTCATATTCCGCCACGCCCACGGTGTGGTACAGGAAACTGCCCCTGCACCAGTAAGAAACGTGGCTCGGATCTTGGAATGCTCCCTCGCCCAAAGTGGTCGGCACGAAGATATCGAATGTCCCTCCGGGCCGAAGCACCCGCCAGGCTTCATTCATCGTGTGAATCTTGTCCGGCATGTGTTCGATGATGTCATAAGCTCGAATATGATCAACGCTGGAATCCGGCCATGGCCACATGCCGCGCAAATCTGCGATCTGGTCAGCTGGCGGGCAGATGTCTACGTTGATAAAATCCCTAAGGTGACCGTCGCTGCATCCCAAATTCAAACGCACTGTAGATCCTCTCGCCACTGCTCGACCTTCCACGGCTCCCCGTGCTCGTAAACCTCCCGTGGACGCTGGCACGTCTGCTGATCGTGAAGCCGGGCGATAATCTGGTCGCCGTTCTCTACGCGCATCCGGCCTTCCGGTATCATCCGCACGAAGTCATTGTCCTCACCGATCTGCCTCTCAGGGAATGGATGCGCCTCCCAGTATGACTTTCGATACATCAACGAATTGCCGATCGCGTAGTTGGGCATCTCGGTATCGTACCGTGCGCAAAACTGCGTCACCGGATCAACGAACAGCATCCGCCCGTACCCCGTCACGTCCGCACCTGAAGCAAACAGCGTGGCGGTCTGTTCTGTGATCCGGCTAGGAAAGTACCAGTCGTCGTCATCCCAATGGCAGATAATCTCGCCGTGCGCCAACTTGCAGCCGATGTTCCGCTTCTCGCCAAGCGTCTCGGTTCCGATCAAGCTCACCTGCCAGACGTTCTGCGCTTCGATCAGCAACCGCTCCCCGCCGCCGGTCGCGTACAGGATTAGCAGTTCCTTATTCGGGTAGTCCTGCTTTAGAAACTGCTGCGCCGCTTTCGTCAGCAGGGCATAGCGGTCCTGCACCGGGCAGACCGTCGGGCAGATCGCTGTGACGAGCGGAGGTGTGTTCATCCTATCCTCTGCACCGCGCGGCGCTCCATCGCGGATTTGATTTCCGGCACGATCACGGCATTGCAGTCCATGGTCAACTCAGAGGGACGCAGTGAAAAGGTCACAATGGGTAACTCGCCTTCAACGAACGTCACCTGGCAGTCGTGCAGTTGTTCGATGCGCTGGCCGTCGATCAGGACGGACGGCACGCCCGAGGCATCGGCGGTGATCTCAACGCGGCGGTACGGGTTCATGACAACACACTGCGGACGAAGTATATCAGCGTTACGCACAGGACCACAAAGATGCCAACGATCAGACCATATACTGCAATCGCCAGTACGTTAGACTTGGGGAACAAACAATCAAGCAGTCTACTCATAGAAGATCACCCGGAAGTCCAGCGGTAAGTGGTGCAACTTCGTGTCTGGTTCGTACATGAACGGCCCCTGGGATTGTATCAGACACGCCGCCACGTAAACACCGCCCGCGCCGCCCATCAATCCCCTGTAACCGTCGAGCAGTAGGCGCAGCGCATTTCCGATAGCGGATACCGCGCTCTGTGACAGACCGAAGATCGAGAACTGGTACACACGAATGATTGTAGTCATTGGCGAACCGGAATGCACGTGCAGTGGGTCGGTCGAGATATGGTGAAACACGATGTACGGCTGCGTCGGGCGTTCCGGCGCCTGCTGAAACCAGACCCGCGCATTGACGGCCAGCGGGTACGGCGAGCCGGTAAGATGCGCCTTCATCGCGTCCTCGATGGTCACGGAAGCGCATCCTCGATTGCCTCTCTGATCCCGTCGGCGATGATTCGCGCGACTGCTGGCCGGGCCGCTGCGATTGCTGGACGCATATAGGGGCGAGGGGCCATCTTGGAAGTTCCATATTCCACGAGCATCGCGTGGGGCGCTCCGCCCTTCGCTACACTTTTCATGGAGACGCCAGCTAGTGCATCAGATTTCCGGGGATCGCCAGGCGCGGCAAAGATCGCCCGCCGTAGGGTTCCCGTCCGCACGGGCGCGAGGTCCTTCGCTTCGTCACGGATGATCTTAGCTCCGTGCAGGAACACTTCTTTGAGTTTCTCTGCGCTGGTGCGGCTGATGATCTTGTCACAGTTCCGCTGCAATTCGTCGAGGCCCTCAACCTGGAATGCTTTGTGTCCACGGGTCAGCGCGCGCCGGGTTGCCATCAGAGAACCGCCCGCAATCGCATGAACAGCCAGCGACGCCGCTGGTCTGGGTCCATCACGGAACGAATGTCATAGTCTACGGACCTATGGGTGATTCGCATAGTGGTGTCAACGTCGGTCCGATGTCTGCACCATAGTCTCATCAGTTGCCTACTGGTCTGGCGCATAGCGTCAGGTGCTTCCTCAGAAGCCATCTCGTCGGCTTCGACGGCGGCATGGAACGTCGCTACACTGGTCCAGCTTGCTATTTCATCGCCGGCTGCATTCATCACGGGGCTTTTCAGCGTCACCGATTCGCGCAGTTCACCGGGACGGCGGTTCAGTTCGTTCATGCCCGGTTCACGTAGTTAGCCAGAAGCCGCCGCACGGTCGGCAATTCGATCAACTGTGAAGACCGCCCCATGGTAACGACCAGATCCTCGCGGTTTTCCCACTGACTGCTGATCAGGATCTTCATTGCGTCGCGCAAACTGGACGGGATCAGATCCGTGTTGAACCAGCGGTAGGCCGTACCCGCCGCGAGGTTCGCTGAGAACGCCGCATCCAGTGTCGCCGCCGTCGCGCTTGTGACTACCGAGACGGCCCGCACCTGCCCGCTGGCAATGATTAGATCACCCTCGGCTAGATCGGTTGTGAACGTGGAACCGACTCCGGTAACCGCCGTGCCGCTGGTAGAGATGGTTCCCACGCCCGCGCGCGAGTGGCCTGCCACGTACTGAATCTTGATCGCCGATGAAGGATACAGCGAGTCCGTCGGCCAGCTAATGCCGTCGGCCAGAACCAACAAACCGATGCGCTTCGCCGTATCCGCGATGTAGTTTGCCGCCGCCCATGTAGTTTCCGCGCCGTCTTCGTCTTTGTAAACCAGACTCGTGACGGATAGCAGCGGCGCAAGGCGCAACCGCAGGTAATCACAAGCAGGGAAGCAATCGTAGTACTGATTTACCACGCGCGGGACTAGGGCAAGCGCAGTGC